AAACTTCTACTTCTGTACTTTCTAGGTTATTTTCTAACTCTGCCATGTTTTTCTCCTGTTTGAGTTTACTTTTTTATTTATATGTTATAGGCTTTCAACAAACCTTTTCCATAGATTTAACTTGGTTTCTTCCAATTTATTCAGTTTAGCACCCCTTAATTCGGTTCGCATCTTCTCTGAATCAACTGCTTTCAATATACCATTAGACATAATCCACTCTACACCTTCGTATATACCTTCAACGAAGGCCTCGGGTGCAGAAGGGTCTGCAACTATATCGGCTGCTGTTGCTAATTGAAAGTCCCCTTTTACGTATTGAGCTCCACCTTTTTCTTCCAAGGAACCTAATCCTCTAGATGATACTCCTAGTTTGGCACCGTCATCAATCAAATTTCTTACGATTTGACCGTTTGGTGTGCTCAAAATCTTTGCACGTCCCACATAATTGTTACCATCTTCTTCTAAAGATGTGATTAAGTGTGACACTTTGTCAAGATTAATAGTCGGGCCCTCGGGATGTCCGAGTTCTCCAAATGCTCTATCTTTCTCAACGAATTCTTTTCTGTAACGGTTTACTTCTTTTTCCATTATCTCTTTAGGATATACACGTCCGTTACGGTTCTTAATTTCAGACTGCATGAAAACACCTTCGATGAAGTATTCCTTCTGTCCCTTTGCGTTTTCTTCGATGACAACTGGTGTCATTTGATAATCGTTATACTCTGATATTAATTTCATGTATTATTTCCTCTATGTTTATTCCTTCTTCAGACATGTTTGACATAATCTTTCTAATGTCTTTCATCTCTTTTTCAGCAGATTTCAAATCTTTGTAAGGTGAATCACCACTAAACAAATTCCCATCCATATAAACATCTACTTTATTTCTTTTGTTCTGTACAAAAGAAACTGAAACTTTCTTTCCACCAATCTTTAAAACATCAACCTTGAGCTCCTTTGAACCACTAGGCAATTTTAGTTTTGCCTCGTTCAACTCAGATTGTACTGTTCTAAATGACTTCACCTTACTCTCCTGTAGGTTCCTGTGGTGTATCCATCCAGTCGACTTGAGCATTAACTCTCTTCATGTCTACTGCATCTGCAGCTGCTTTCTTAATTCCATCACCGATAGAACCTTTTGCAGCTTCAAGTTGACCTGCTTCTATTTGGTCAACGATTTGTTTTGATATTTCGCTACTCATAATTTACTCCTAAAAACCACCGAAGTCGTCATCGTCTTCGTTACCACCCTCTTCATTGCCACCTTCATCTTTAATCTGTTGGTCAATGATACGGATATCTTCTTCTGTCTGTCTCAGTATATACTTTCTAACATACTCGTCTGAATAGTATTTACCAACATAGTCAGCTGCCTGTGAGAGAGTATCTAGTCTCTCTCTTAAAATCTCTGCATCCTTCAACTCTGTAAAATGGTTGTCGGTTGCATAATCATACAAGAGAAAGTCCTTGAATTTATCGAACTCTTCTCCTGTTACAATTTCCTTAAGTACTAATTGTGTCTTAAGAATATCTGTAAAAACTCTTCCAAACTTCTTCTGAAGTCTGTTTGTGAACTTATTAAACTTAAGTTCATCTCTAGAAATCTCTGAAGCACGACCCATGTTAAACCCATTGTCTGCTTCCATTCTAGATGAAGGTACATTTAGAGACTGATATAACTTCTTCTTGAAGTATTCGATATCATCTATATCTGCTAGGTTTTGTCCGCCTGGCAATGTAGTAATCTCTGTTCCTCTACCACCTTCTCTTCTAGGTAACCAAAAATCTTCTAACATACTCATATGTTTTCTATCATCTTTGATTTCACCTGTATCTGCATTGTAAACCAACTTGTTCTTGTATCGGTTCATTACATCAGCAAGATACTGTTCTGCTTTTGCTTTCGGAAGGTTACCTACGTCAATGTAGAATATTCTTCTTTCGGGAGCTCTTGATATCCTATAGATAACAAGTGCATCTTCCATCATTGATAACTGATTTGCAGTCTTCAATGCCTTGTGCAGATACCCGATGACTACGTTCTTAGTGTAGTCAAGTAATCCCGAAGTCGTATAAGTAACTGCCTCGGGTGCAATTCGTACAGTGTTTCCTTCCGCTGCACTGGATTTATCAAAACCCTTATCATTGAAAACGAAAAACTCTTCTATCGCTGAAATCCTTTCGACCTTAGTCTTGGGGTCTCTTTCTTTCTCAATGTTTCTGACCTTCTTAATTTTAATAGGGTCAATGTTTCTTAGGTCTACTATACCACCTTTAGGTTTTTTAGCGTCAACGACCTTATGGAAGTATACCCTTCCATCTACGTACCATTTTCGGAAAATTTCATGAGAGTTCTGATTGAACTTCATCATTGATAGGATGTTGTAAAACTCGTTTTGTATCTTTGTTTTGATACTATCAGAGAGTTTAACATCTCTGAGGTCGAGTGTGACTATCCTATCAGAACTATCCGATGTGATACACTCATTAACTATATCTTCGATTGCAGAATCACATTCTGGCACCAAAGATACTTCACGATATCTACGAATGAGTTCTGCCTCATTCTTGATACCACCTTCCATGTCGATGTAAGCACCGTATGCTCCACCACCCACGAAACCACTTTGTTGTTGAATGACGGGCGTACCGTCATCGTCAACTGGTGGAACGAAAGAAGGTGCCTTCGGCAACTCCTTCGCTCTTAGTTCATCCTTTTTACGGGATATTTCAAATCCTAAAAATTCCATACTATTATTTATACCACCTAAAAGTGGTGTTATTCACTGTTCTTAAAGAACTCTTTCCCAGTGAGAGAAGGTTAAATCAACTGTAAATTCCTCTACTGCATCTACTGTGTCATAACCTAATGTTATTTCACCGATGTTTTTAGGGAACATGTTGAAGAACTCATATCTCGCTAGTACAGAGTCGTCTTTGTTTAACTGTTCTACAAACGCTCTACTTAATAAGTAGTCCGTTGTTGTAGCACCTTCACCACTGTCCATTGCTTGAATTTCAGTCTGCCATGCTTCTAGAGCAGTTCTTGCTGAAAATTCCATGTCATTGATGATGGTTATTGACCAGTCTGCAAAAGTACGTTCTCCTGCTAGTTTAAGGTTATGTCCTCTGAAAGGAATGATGACTTCGCCTAAAGTTCCTGCTGGGATGTTTGCACCCTTACACATGAACTCGATATTGTTACCAGCTCTAGGTAGGAATACTCTAAATCGGTTAGCTCTTGGGCAACCACCGACTAGTTGTGCTTTAAATTGGTCTATTGTTGCCATGTTTTATCTCCTTAAACTGCACCATATATTTCACTAAACTCAACCCCCGACCTTGCAGCCACGAAGTTAAGAGTGATAAAGTTAATACTTCTAGAAGGTTTCACAAAGATAGAACATACAAATTCGTTTCTATCGATGACTGAATCAGTGTTGTTTGTTTCGTCACAA